AGTTCTTTCGTCTGACCACCGCCCGGTACTGAGCGGGCAGCGGTCAGCACGACCCAGCCACCACGAGGAGGCCAGATGTTCAGCGTCGCCCACCTCGAACAGCAAGCCGCCTGCGCCAAGCCCGAACACCTGGCCCTCGTCGACGCAGCCTTCGACCGCGCTCGCGGCCCAGCCGCCTCACGCATGCGCGAAGAGCTCTGCACGAACTGCCCCATCGGGCAACAGTGCCTCGACGAAGGCATGACCGCACCAGTCCACGGCGTCTGGGGCGGAGCCAACCAGCACGACCGGATCCTCCACGGCGCACCCTGGCCACGCAACACCAGTCACTGAGTGCCCTGATGCCGCGAGCGGTACGAAGGTGCGGCAAGCGCGACTGCGACCAGCCGATGCCCTGCGCTGAGCACGCAGCCAAGCCATGGGCCGCCTCCGACCGACGCGCCACACTCCCCTCGTACTGGGGATCTCTCGCCACCCGCATCCTCAAGCGCGACAAGACCTGCCAGCTCCACTACCCCGGGACCTGGCACACCAACAAAGGCGAAGCGACCTGCACCCGCATCGCGACCGAGGTCGACCACATCGGATCCCGGACTGATCACAGTCCGAAGAACCTCAGAGGTGTGTGTAGTCCCTGTCACCGTCGCAGAACCCAGGAACAAGCAAACATGAAATGACCCCGCGCTGCGCTAACAGCCGGGGTCGCGGTCAACCCAGTGAGGTGAGTCGACATGCAAGACCGTACCTGTGAAGCCCCTGAGTGCACCAGCAGACCGCGTAGGGCGACAGCGAAGTACTGCGAGAAGCACTACTACAGGCTCAGACGCACAGGGTCGTTGGAGACCCAACACCCACAGCGGCCATCCAGAGGCACGTGCACCGTCGAAGGATGCACCACCATCGACCGTGGGCCTGACGGACTGTGCGCAAAGCACCAGACCAGAGTCCGTCGACACGGCGACGTCGACGCCAAGCTCTCACCCGTCCACCACCGCGGCCCGACACACCAGTCCTGGCTCGGTGACGACATCACCTACAGCGGCATGCACGACCGCCTCCGCCGATGGCGAGGCAGCGCCAGCCAACACCGCTGTGCTGACTGCGGCAACCAGGCCAAGCAGTGGTCCTACGACCACGCCGACCCCAACGAGAAGCAGAGCGAAGAAGGACCATACAGCGCGAAGACTGCTCACTACGTACCGCGCTGCGTGCGCTGTCACAAGGCGTACGACCTGAGCTTCCTCGCCGGCTGACCCACAGCCCACCACCACGCCCAGCCACCGCCAGACAGCCACACGACACCCCTACCACCACCTCCCCCCCAGGTGGTCAACAGGAGGACCGAGGGCGGCTGTTGATTGCGGTCTGTACGGTTCCCCAGCTTCGTGTGGCGGGGCTGTCCGTGGTCGCCTGACCGCCCGTTTCGGGCGTTGTTCGTCCTGCCCGTCAGGGCATCCCACTGATCCCGTCAGGGAGGTCCGCTCATGCCTGCTGTGAAGAAGAACGCGGAGACGCGTCGGCGTCGGAACAAGGCTGCGACGGCTTCGACGTTGCGGCGGCTTCAGGATGACTCGACTCCGGTCGAGGTGTTCGAGGCGATGACGGTCCCGCAGCTGCGTGAGGCGATCGACCTGGTGAACCGGCAGCGGCCGGCGGATGCGCAGCTCCCGAAGCGTGGGGCGAAGGCGTCGCTGGTGTCGATGTTGCTGGCGGCTGACCGTCAGATCCCGGAGATGCCGGCGCACCCGCCGCGGTGGAGCGATGAGACTGAGGACGCGTACCGGATCGAAGTCGACTGGCACGTTCAGACCGAGGCGTGGTGGAACGACGTGTGGACGTCGCCGATGGCGGCGGAGTGGGACGACTCGGATCTGCACAACCTGTCGGTGCTCGCGCTGCTGTACGACGACATCTGGGCGGCTGAGTCACCGAAGGCCCGGAAGGAAGCGTTGGCCGAGTTCCGGTTGCAGCGTGCTGACCTTGGGTTGTCGCCGTACAGCCGTCGTCGGCTGGAGTGGACGATCGAGACCGCTGATGAGGCTCGGGCGAAGGGTGAGAAGCGGCGCGCTGCTGCGAAGCCGGCTGCTCCTGCTGCGCCTGTTCCTGGTGTGGTGGACCCTCGGCTGCACCTGGTTTCGTCGTAGCGAGCTGAGCCGTGGCGACTCTGGTCGTTCCGCGGTTCGATCCGGAGGCCCCTTGGCCGACGCTCGGGCCGTCGGTGTGCGACTTCATCGAGGAGCGGATGGTCTTCGGGCCGGGGTCGCTCGAGGGCGATCCGGCGGTGCTGGACGACGACAAGCGCGCGGCACTGTATGCGTTCTACGAGGTCTACCCGCAGGGTCATGAGTGGGCTGGTCGGCGTCGATTCAAGCGGGCCGGGTACTCGGTCCGGAAGGGTCTCGCGAAGACCGAGCTGCTGGCGTGGGTGATCGCGCTGGAGTTGCACCCGGAGTCCCCGGCCAGGTGCGACGGGTTCGATGCGTACGGGCGCCCGGTCGGTCGGCCGGTGAAGGCACCGTACATCCCGATCTTGTCGGTCACGGTCGAGCAGGTCGAGGAGCTGGCGTACGGCGCGCTGATGTTCATGATCAGCGAGGGCCCGGACGCGGACCTGTTCGACGTGTCGAACGAGCGGGTGATGCGGCTCTCGCAGACTGGCGGCAACGGCGGTGTCGCGGTGCCGGTGTCGAACAGCCCGTCCGCTCGTGATGGTGCCCGGACCACGTTCCAGGGCATCGACGAGCCGCACCGGCTGATCCTGCCGCGGCAGAAGCACGCGGTGAGGACGATGCGGGCGAACCTCCCGAAGCGGCCGCTGGAAGATGCGTGGGAGTGCTACGTCGGGACCGCTGGTGAGCCGGGTGAGAACTCGGTCCAGGAGGACCTGCACGCGGAGGCCACCGCGATCGCGGAGGGTCGTGTCGAGGAGCCGCGGCTGTTCTACTTCTGCCGGTTCGCCGGTGGGACGTATGACCTGACGGACAAGAAGCAGCGGATCGCGGCGATTAGCGAGGCCACGGGACCTGTTGGTGAGTACGGGCCTGGTCAGTTCGATGACATCGCGTCGCAGTGGGACCAGCCGAAGGTCGACACGAACTACCTCGAGCGCGTGTGGTTGAACCGTTGGACGCGGTCCTCGGAGCAGGCGTTCGATCCGAACCGCCGCAAGGAGCTTCTCCGGAAGGGCACGATCAAGCCGGGGTCGTTCGTGACGGCCGGTTTCGACGGTGCCCGGTTCCGTGACTCGACGGCGATCGTGATCACCGAGATCAGCACGGGTCGCCAGGAGTTGTGGGGGATCTGGGAACGGCCTGCTGATCTTCCTGACGACAAGCCGTGGGAGATCGACGAGGACGAGGTCACGACCTCGGTGGCCCAGCTGATGAAGACCCACATCGTGTGGCGCTTCAACGGTGACCCCCCGCACTGGACCGAGACCCTGGGCTCGTGGGCTGGCCGGTGGCCGTGCGTCGAGGAGTGGTGGACGATCCGGAAGGGCCCGATGGCCCGGGCGATCAAGTCGTACAACGAGGCCCTTTCCTCCGGTGCGGTCACGTTCTCGGAGGAGCACCCGCACGACGAGCTCTTCGCCCGGCACCACGCGGCCGCAGGGAAGCGGTACATCAACCTGTGGGACGAGGACGACCACGTCGCCGGCGAGGAACCGCGACGGTTGTTCATCCTGCAGAAGTTGCACCCGGACCGGAAGTTCGACGCGCAGATGGCCGCGGTCCTGTCGTGGGAGGCGCGGTTGGACGCGTTGAAGGCGGCCGCGAAGCCACCGAGGAAGAAGAAGCGGGTCGCGATCGAGCGGATCCGCTGACCCACCACCGAGCCGGAAGGGAGCCCACGTGCCGATCGACAACACAGTCCCGGGCACCCCCGGCTGGTGGCTCGCCATCCTGGCTCACCGCCTCACCGAGCGCCTGTACGGGTACCGGGGGTCCTACCGGTACACGCGGCGCGGGGTCACGTCGTCGAGGATCCGGCCGCCGCTGATCCTGCTGAACGACTACCTGGCTGGTGACCCGCCGCTGCGTGAGGACATCCACTCGGAGTGGGCGGCACCGTTCCGGCAGTACCTGCGGATGGGCCGGATGAACATCGCCCCGAAACTGGTCTCAGCGACGTCGAACCGGATGGGGATCCGGGACTTCCGCACCGCGGCCGCCGATGACGACCTCGGTGACCTCGAGGCCCGGAACCTGATGCGCCACAACAAGTTGAAGACGAAGGCGCGCGAGGTCCACGACTACATGCTCGGGTTCGGCGACGGCTACACGATCGTGACGCCACCGGACGAAACTCGGGCATGGTCGCTGATCACCGCCGAGTCACCGCTGAACTGCATCACGGCCCACGACCCGGCGACCAACGAGACCCTGGCCGGGTTGAAGATCTTCCGCGACGACGTCGAGGGCGTGGACTACGCGTACTTGTTCCTGCCCGGCGAGCTGTACGTCGCCCGGTGCGATGTCCCGACCACGACCCTGTTCACGGGCCGCCGGTTCGAGCTCAACAGCAACTGGGAGTGGGACTTCGACAAGTGGGACACCATCCCCGGCGACAAGGTCGCGATGGTGCGGTTCAAGAACAAGAACGGCCTCAGCGAGATCGAAGGGCACCTCGAGACCCTCGACCGGATCAACGACAAGGTCTTCAACGAGTGGTGGATCGGGAAGATCCAGGCGTTCCGGCAGCGCGCGCTCGAGATGGCCGAGGAGGACGACGACGAGACCCCCGGTGACCCGGACGACCTGTCCCTGCACGAGTCGGATGCCGATTGGTCGAAGATGTTCACCTCGGCGCCCGATGCGATGTGGAAGCTCCCGGCCGGCGCGAAGATCTGGGAGTCCCAGACCACCGACATGAACCAGCTGATGAACTCGATCAAGGGTGATCTGCAGGGGCTGGCGTTCACGGCTACGTTGCCGCTCTACCTGATCTCCCCGGACGCTGCGAACGGGTCCGCGGAGGGTGCCTCCACTCAGAAGGAAGAGCACACGTTCGAGATCCTCGATCGTCGCGACCGGGCCGAGGGTGGCTGGGCCGAGACGATGGCCATGGCGTTCGAGTTCCAGGGCATGACGGAGCGCGACGACGTCTCGCAGATCGAGCCGATCTGGGGGCCGTCGCAGCTGTTCAGCCTGGCTGAGTCGTCGCAGGCCGCGAACGCTCTTCGTGGGATCCTCCCGACCGAGGCGATCTTCACCGACGTGTTGCAGTACTCCCCCGCCGATGTGCAGGAGCGGCTGCGTGCGCTCCGGGCCCGTGACCTGCTCTACGGCGGCCCGGTGCCGGCGCTCCCGGTGCCATCGCTGACTCCGCCCCGGCCGACACCTCAGCCGGTACCTCCTGAGCCGGGTCCGGCTGGGAGCTGACCGGTGGCTACGAGCACGGTGGATTCGGCTGCGGCCACCGCAGCGGCATCGTTGTGGGTCAACCAGGCCGCCCAGCAGGTCGAGAACGTCAGCACGAGGGCGGCCCAGCAGAGTGCGGCCCTGTGGGCTGGGTTCACCGGCTGGTACGCGGCTGATCGCGTCGCCCAGCAGGCGGCTGAGTCCGCGCAGGTCTCGGCCCAAGCCGAGCAGACCGTTGCGGATCTGATGGCCCAGTACGTCGCGGAGATGGTCGCTGCTCTGCGTGGGACCGGCACCGTCCAGATTCCCCAGGTGGGGACACCGGAGGTCCGCAACGGGATCGACCCGGTGAAGGTCTTCTCCCGGCCGGCGAAGGCGTACCGGATCGAGTACGCGCAGTCGAAGGACCCCAACACGGCCCTTCAGGCTGCGATGGACCGGGTTCAGGGCCTCATCGAGGCGAACGTGATGCTCGCGGTCCGTCAGGCCCAGGACGACGCGATGCAGCAGCTGGAGGTCACGCACTACCGGCGGGTGCTGCACCCGGAACTGTCCCGGACGGGGTCGTGCGGGCTGTGCATCGCGGCGTCGTTGAAGGTCTACACGGTCTCGGACCTGATGCCGCTGCACAACAACTGCAAGTGCCTCACGATGCCCATCATCGGTGGCCTGGACCCAGCCGAGCAGATCAATGAGGCCGACCGGCAGGCCGCATACGCAGCATCGCCGAGCGGGAAGTCGGCGCTGTCGAACGTGCGGTTCCAGGTCAATGAGCACGGCGAACTGGGCCCGGTCTTGACGGTCAAGGGCGATCACTTCACCGGTCCTAACGACCTGAACCAGCCCGCCGCCTGACCCCTTCAGATTTCGCGCCCCTGAGACATCGGGGCCGTTTGCAGTGCCCCGGCCGACAGGTCGACCCACCTGACAAGGAGATCCCGATGAACCAGATCAAGCTCAGTGCTGCACACACCGCCTTCCTGG